CCATCATGCCTTCCGGAATGCCAGCCAGGTAATTGAATCCACCCTGGCCTTCGCGGCGAGTTACGGCAACGGTTGGCTGAATCGAAAAGTCGCGAGCGTTGTATGCACCTTCCGCTCCGGTAATCGTTTCGGCAGTGCCGACAGTGGTCTCGGTCTTGGCGGCGAAAACGGCGCGTCGTCTTAGCAATGGCATGTTGGTTTCCTATGTTTTGACAAGGCCCGAAGCCCGGAGGACATTGAGATTGATTCGACGTTCTATTTGTTTCGTGAGTTCCGCATTGACTGCTTCGACCTGCGGACCTGCCAGATCGTTTTTGACGTATGCCCCGTAAGCCGACACTCCCTTGATCTGTACGATTGGCAGACGCCCGGCTCCAACTCGCTTAAATGCGTTTCCTCGCCAACCTGTTTTCATGGCCCCCGGCTTTGGCCCCTGAAACGCGCCGTCGACTCTACCGCGACCGCCTTTTTTTGAAATCTTAAAAGATACGCCGCGTTTATCCTGCCTCGCTCCGAAATGTCGCAATCCGAGCCGAGGCGTTTTTCTTAATGAAACAACCGCCTGAAGGCTTTGCGGCGATGCCGCAGCCCTGATGCTGAGTGGCTTTTCTGCCTCATCCTTGTTTATGTTGACAGTCGCTCTAATTTCCCGGCCCATCTCTAGTTTGGTTTTTTTCGACACGGCGTTGATCGCGGCGGCCAGTTCTTTGGTCAGGCTTTTTTTTGCTGCCGATACTGACTCCGCGAGTCGCTTTAGTTGATCTGCGTTTATCTCAATGGCAATCATGCTGACACCGTCGTCGGATCGTTTTCGGGAACTCGATACGTCACAAGCAACGTCACCATCACTCCGCATCGCCCGCCAGTTTCCTCCGTGTAAGATTCAATTGGCCCGAGCGTTGTGTTGATTGCCAGCCCGCTCCATTGATGCCAGTTCGCTGCATTAGTAGCCGCCGCAATGATGTCCGCACCCATGCGATTCTTGAACGTGTCGATCGCCGTCGTTTCGTCGTCAGATGGCTTAACTATGCCAGCCACAATGACCGGCATGTCGTAAGCAATCACGGGCGGATTGCCCGGATAGCTCAACTCAGCGTTTGGCACAGGATCCCCATGCGAAACCACGACAACCAAGTCCTTCGGCTGCCACGTCGCAATCTGTGCCGAACGAACGGCTGTAGAAAACGCCACAGCCATGCGGCTGCGGACATTTGCTACGATTCGTTCATTGACAGGCTCTGTCATTAAACCACCGCAAACTGACAGACCCCAGCGTCTTGCGACATCAGAGTCATAAAAGAAAACCGTTTTGGAAGTGTCTGTCCAACCTTCAACACAAACTCAAGTTCATCTTTGCCGATGTTGATTTCGCTGGATGCGATTCCAGACCGGCAAGAGTTGTAAACGCGAATCGTTGCTGTCGGTAAAACAGCGTTACCAGAGGCATCAAAAATGGCGGGCGGGTTACGCTCAATAATGGCGAGAATTGGACGTCTCCCGCCGCCATTTGGAAAATAGACAACCGACTCCCCGAAGTTGTCGAGCAACATCGGGAACCCTGCGGCTGCAAAGTGTGAGTCGAACGTCGTTGGCATCAATCAACCTTAGAGTGTCGTAACGTTGCTGAGCAGATGCCCAGCCTGTGGATACAGGACAATTTCATCAACATCGTGGCGAACTCGGATCACGTCACCGCGAACACGTTCGTCACGATAACTTTCGACAGTGCCACCGATTGACGATCCGTCCTGTGACCAGTGGAACGTGCGGCCGATGCAAGCGTCTCGCATGTCAGGACTCGTGGAAATGCGACAGACCATCGCATATTCACTTGACCAGATTTGAGTCGGGGACGCCGCTTGACCTTCCCTTGCGTTGTTCTTGCTGGTTCCGGCAACGATGACGTAATCCAGGTCGAAAACCTGAGCCAGCATCTGAGCAGTGATGTCGGTTGGCTTTGACGGGCTGCCAGCACCGGCCGACTCGACACGGTCGATGATCTGGTCAAGGTTTCGAAGGTTTCGGAAGACCTTGCGATTGATGATCAGAGCATTGGGCCACAGGCCAGAGTTGTCGTACACCTTTTGGACAGCCGCCTCGACATCTGTGATGGGCACCGCGTTTGTCGTGTGGTTTGAGTCCCACTCATTCGTGATTCCCGTTGTCAGGCTCGCACCGTTCCAGGTGGTCGCGTTGAACACGGCATCCGCAACACGCTGTTCTGCATTTCGCAACACGGCAGAAAAGGCACGCATTGTGCTGATCTGTTCCGCTTGAAAATACTCGGAGTACATTTTTGATTCACGGTCATCCACAGGCTCTTCTGCCCCGTGTTCTTCCGTTGCGTAGACTGCGGGCTCAAACGTCCAGTTCCCGCGAGCGTAGCCGCTTCCGGGTGCTCGTTTCGTGTCACGCTGCTGAAGCAGTTGCTCCAACGGAATCTTTCCAAAGTTTCCGGCCTGACTCTGCACATTGATTACAGGAAACACCTGCGTTGCAATGTAGCCAGCCTTTTCGGACTCTAAATCGAACTCAAGGAACGTGGCCAAATCTGGCCGCTGTGTAGCCAAGCTACTTGAAGGACTAGGCATTGCATTTCTTTCTTCCCGATGCAACGCGATTTATGAAACATGGTAAAAAGTCGCCGGGCTTTGGTGGCCACCGCCACCCGGCAACGCATCGGGCTTCTTTAGGCGACTGTGACAGCCTTTAAGCTGACCGTGTGCCATTTCAGGTTGTAGGCCATCAGGATAATCGTCGCCCCGGCAAACGCGGCAAACGTCGCCGTGGTCTTAGCTCCGCCAGTCACGCCGTCTTCGATCAGGCCTGTCGCCGTGATTGTGTGAGCAAATGCCGTCGCTGACGTCACAGTGATTGTCAATCCGTCCTGCGCGGCTGTTGGTGCTGCCAGTGTCATTGCAGCAAGCGACCCTGTCTTGGTGATGACGACGGTTCCAGGCACCAGTGCGATGGCGGCGTTAGCGGATGCCAACGTGACCGGATTTGACACCGGCACATTAAGCGATTGCACCTCAATGATGTCACCGTCCGTTGTGACGGTTTCCTTGGCAATGCCCTCAATGTTGCCGTTTGCAACCGCAGACACCTTTCCAGACGCTGCACCGTAAACGTAATTTCCCTTGGTGATTGCTGTCGCCGCAACCATCTTGCGTGTGCCTTCAGCAGTCTTCAATCGAACAGAACACGGTCCAGCCGCAACGCATGGCAATTCCATCGTGCCGAAGGAATCTTCAAGGGCACCGGCAAGAGCAACCGCCCCCGGCGTTTTTACTCGAAGATACTGGCCAACAGCTCCGGCCGCTGTATCTGGCACAACTGGTGTTTCAAAAAACTGACTCATGATATTCGTTCCTCACAGAAGTGATGATTGGTTGAAATTAACGCTGCGAATCAGCGAGCGTTCGCTTCTGCGAGAAACGCCTCGCGAAGTCCCGGGTGGTTGCGGTTTGCCAATGCCACCGCCTTCATCTTGTTGTTGCCGGTCTTTGCCATTGCGGCATCGACGGCCTGATTCCAGCGGACACTGGCAGACGGGCCGCTCGTGCGAGCCTTGGCGACTGGCTTGACGCCTGACTTTGCTTTGGCTTCAACCTTCTCCTCTTCGGCAGCCTTGGCCATTTCCTTTTCGCTGTCGTCTTCTTCTTCATCAGTGCTGATTTCAAGTTCAGCAGCTTTGTACTTGGCGAGTTCTTCTTCCATCGCCTTGCACTTGGCCATCAACTCTTCGTTCTCGCTCATCATCTCTTCCGCAGCAGCAGCAGCGACTGAAGCCATCGGCATTTCTTTCAATGCCCATGCAATCACTCGCTCGGCTTTCGCTTTCGGAAATGCCGCTTTGATCTCTTTGAGAGTTGCGGCAACAGGGGTTGACTCTGGCATTTTATGGCCTTTCTTTGAGTCGTTGTCACCGCCTGAGCCTGCCCCGAATAGGGCAGCTACAACTCCGTGCGGCATGGTTTTGACTTTTGCAAACGCTCGCCCGATGACAGGCTGTCCGGCAATTCGTTTCGCCAGTCCCATTTCAACGGCCTGCTGAGCATTCAGGTATGTCTCGTTTTTCAGGATGGCCTTGATTTCGTCTTCGCTCTTTCCGGATCGCTGAGCGTAGGCAGACACCATTGACGACTTGAGCTTGCCGAGCATCTCGGACTGGCGGGCAAAGTCTTCGTCGTCACCCTCAACCTGTGCGTAGGGGTTGTGGAGCATCATGTAGCCGTTGCTGCTGATCTCCACGTCATCAAATGCACAGGCGATAAATGAGGCAATCGAGAACGCGGATGACTCAATCGACAGTGACTTCGGGCCTTGATACGCAGCGAATGCGTCGTGAATGGCAAAGCCTTCGAAGACTGAGCCGCCTTCACTGTGAATCTTGACCGCAATTGGTTCCGTGCCGTTTTCTGGCAATTGCTCACGAACCATCGCTGCGGAGATTTCGCCGTCTCCGGTTCCAATGACCCCATCGATTCGAATTGTTTTTGTCATGCTGTCACCTTGGCTTTCGCCTTGCGTTTAGCCGCTGATTTCGGTTTCTCCGGTGGCTGCTCTGCCGTCTTCTCCTGCACAGCAATCGCCGCTGGATCCTGCATCGCCATTGTCGTTCCGGCTGGCATCGGCAGTGCAATCAAATCCCGCCAGGTGATCTTTGGGCCATCCGGAAACGCCGCGTTGATCTTTGCAGCTTGCGACTGTGCCTTGTCGATTGCGAACGCGTTGTCAGCAATCGATTCTTCTGCGATCTCTTCCCAATCCTTGCCTCTTGCCGCGTGCAAACGTCGCGGAGACGTCAACGCATTCTTCAACTGCTCAGCATCGCCCTGAGCGTCCGCAACCGGTTCGATGTAGCTCCACGTCGGCAGGTTCCAATTGTGGCGGAAGATGCCGTCACCGAGTTTGCTGGCAGCCTTGCGAAGTGCAGCGTCTTTTGTTTCTTTTAGGTGCTGAGACAACTTCCAAATGTACGCCGGTCGGTTCAGGCGTCTCACCAGATTCTGCTGGTCGGCAACGAATCCTTTGCGAGCCTCATCAACTGCCCCACGCCATCCGGAAAAGTTCGTCTCGCTGCCGTCCATCAGGACCAAGCAGAGAGGCAATCCGAAGTTCACGCCGATGATTTGCAGGATCAGTTTGACCTGCTGAAAATATTCTGAGTTTGGAACGTTTGGACTGAAGCCTTGCAGTTCTTCCCCAGGCTGACCGATGACTTCCATGCCTGGCGATACGCCTTCGAGTTGTCGCGTTCCGGCCTGCGTTGTTTCGACTGTCGCGTCACCGTAAGCACTGTCAGCGGATGGCAGACGATTTCCGCCAGCCGCCATTTTGCGGAACACTGCAAAGCAACTGACAACCTGCTGTTGTACGAGCTTCGCGAAGTTGATGTCTTCCAGCATCCCGGAGATTGAAAACACTGGGGCCAACTGAGTGACGCCCCGAGTTGGGTTTACCCGCTTCGGGTTGTAGACGTGAAAGACCTGCCGGATCCCGTCTTCATTGCGGACATCAATCGGAGTGCATTCGCCAAACTGGCCGAACTCGCTCAGCTCTTCCGCAACGTAGTATTGCTCGCGACGCCCGACTCGATTCGTCGTGACTCCGAGAAACGTGTCCTCGACCTTCGACTTCGTGCGAATCAAATGTGATTCCAGAAGCTGGAACGGCCCTTCTTCGGTTCCGGTAACAACAATATCGCCGTCGACCGATTCACTGCGGCAAGCCTGACGCTCGATTTCCTTCCAGGTGAGTTCACCAGCAATATCGCATTGATCGGGGTCAGTCGAAACATCCTCCCACCATTGCCACAGTGCATTGTCTAGCCCCTTGTCGCCAGTCTTAGGGTCAAGCGTGAATCCACTTTGAACGATGTTATCAACGCGACGATCAGCCAGAATGCCGACAAGTGCGTCATTGCGATCCATGTCCCGAGCTTGTTCGATTAGCTCGTAATACTTCGACTCGGTTCGAAAGTGATAGTCAGGACCGCTGCCCATCGTGGCAACGCCCGTGCGTCGTCGAACGAAGCGACTGTGCCGCGTGGCGTCGTAGTCTGCCCGAATGTCAGCAAATGCGGACTGAATGTTGTTCGGGGCTTTGCTCATCGGAAGTTCGTCCCCGCTCCGAGGAATCGAACACTGCCGCCGCCTGAACCGTTCGTCGCTGGATTTGCCGCAACGAAGTCACGCGCCCGCTTGAGCAGGCTTTCAATTTTATCTTTTCCAATTGACAAAGAGCTGCTCTGGTTGCTCGCAGACTCCGGACGCAAAATCAGCCAGCGTGTAGCCGCCGTGATAAACGACTTGGCGCGTGCAACGCTGGCGACTTCCTCAAAGTCTGCGTATTCGATCAAATCTGATTCGATGTCCGCGATTACCATGCACGGACGATAACACGAAATTTGATTCGTGAAATATGTAGCGGATAATCAGATTATCAGTCGACGATGTTTTCTAGAATCCACCGCACAGCCTGTGCCCGATTGTTCACCGGCTTGCCGTCTGCAGTTTTCGCTCCGCTGTCTTCCAGCGTCCGCAACTTGTCCCGGAGAATGCGAGCCTGAGCGCGTGACATTCGCACATCGACGTTGCGGGGGATGTAGCCCTCACACGCCGGAGGATTCTCCAGCTTTGTCGCGACTGGTTGCCGAGGCTGTTCACTGACTTCGGTGCCGTCAATTCGTGGAAGCGGTTTCGCCATTATCGTCTCTCCGTTGCAAGGAATGGTTGCCCGTGAGGATTCACAAGCCGTGGTTTCGGTTCTGACTTCTGCACTTGCTTGATTGGTTCTGGCTCTGGAGCCACGAGCCGCAGTCCAGTGCATCCGGCCGCCGCACAGGCCAGAGCGTAGGCGTCGAGCCAGTGGTTGTTGTTCTTGTCGTGAACGATCCATTGTCGCTTGTTGACCTTGCCGTCAACTGGCACAAGTTGCTCGGATTCGCTCACCATGTGGCGGGCGAACTGTAGGTGGAATTTCATGTCAGCATGTGGCGGATCAAACAGGGCGACACTTCCAGCCAGTCGCGTTTGATCCATGAAGGCATCAACCAAGAATCGATCCTGCCCCCACTTCTTCCAGAACTCTGTATTCACGTTGTAAAGCCACATTTCGCGCCGCTTGCTGTCGGCCGTCTTGTGTGCGTAAGCCTGCAGGAATGGCTCATAGTCCTCGGTTTGCTTTTTCTGCCGAAAACGATCCATCGACCATCCCTTCGACGGATAGAACGGGGCTCCCATCTGATGGCAGAACTCGTAAATCGATTCTGAGAAGTCTCCCGAGTCGACTAGCACAAGCAGCGGCTGTGCGTCCGCAAACACATCGCCGTCTGCAAATTGCTTTAGGCTTTCAAGGATGGCCAGTTCAATCGCCTGCTCGCTGGAGAATTTCGACAGGCCATGAGTTTCGACCACTCCATAGTCCGTGATCCACGAAACAAGCTCACGAGTGCAGGACAGTTTGACCCAGTGTGATTTGTATTTGCCGATATCGATGCCTACGAATGAGAACACCCGAGCGTCCGGAACTTCGCCCTGCTGCAACCCCGACAACTGGCCAGCAACTCGCCCTGGCGTCAGCGTCGATGTTTCAGCCTGTTCCTCTGGATCCGGATCGTTCTGATACTCAGCCTTAAATGCTGACAGATTTGTGTCCGCGATTTTGTTGTACGCTTCCTGAATTGCTGAATGGACCGCCTGACGTCCGTCCTTCAACGTGATCTCTTTGAAGTTGTCAGCAAGCATCACAACGCCGAGGTGCATCGCGTCACGATTGGCCAGATAAAACTCAACTGCATCCATTCCGTGTCGGTCGCCGTCTCGCTGTGCCTTGCGTCTGCGGGCGATGTATTCGTCCCACAGGTCCAAGCGATCCGGCCACGACTGAATCCAGCCGTACCGCTCGCCTTCCCATGCTGGCTTCTGCTCTGGATCGGTGAACTGAGCGGAAACGCAATAGGTGTTTTGCAGCGTCGTGACCATCACCATTGCCAGCGGCTTGTCCTGACCCTCCAGTCCTTCAATATCCTTCTCGATGATTTCGATCCGGTCTTCGATCTGCTGGAGACTCTTGGCTGATTCGCGGGTTTCCGGGTCGTCGATGATTAGGCAATCGGGCCGATCGTCGTCGATATTCATTCCCCGAAAGGCGGCATCGAGACCAGCGAAGGCCATCTTGACCCCACCGAATGGCGACCACTCTTTGCCGAGTGACTTCAGGAAGTCATTGGCGTTGCCTGGCACTCGGGGGAGTCTCAGGAAGTCTGTTGAACTCCAGTTGATGTGCGTTAAATGCCCGTCGACGTGTTGACGTGCGGCTCGCTGCGGAGCCCCTTCCAAGTGCCGTACCGGTGCGCAAATTTCAGGGAAGTCAGCAAACAGTAGGTCGTTGTTCCCCCACTCATTCCGATAGTCTCGATAGATTCGGCCGGCAAGGTTTGTTGTAGCACAGATCGGCACGATAAACCGCACGAGTTCACGAGCCGTCGCATAGATCAGCATTCCTTTCACAATCGTCGACTTGCCACGACCACGGGGAGCTGCAACTGCTTTTTTGCCGCCAGTCGTGGCTCTGTCATGGATTGTCTGAATGATGCGGCTGTGGACCTTGCCGAATGACTGGCTGAACTTCTTCGGCATGTAGGTGCGAAGAAACAACTCTGGATCGGCAAGGCATCGCAAGCGGCGGGCAGGATTGACGCACTGCGGGATTTCAATGCGGGCTGACTCGGATCGCTTAGCACGTTTGCGGGTGGCGTCTTCGGATCGGTCATCGCTCACCAGTTCTCGGTGTGGCGTTCTCTTCAGTTCGGCCAGCAAGGATATCTGCCTGTCTCGCGGCATGCTCGATAAGATCCGGAGCAATTCCGAGTTCGGCAGCGATTGCATCATACTGATCGTTTCTTGTGACCACACGAACATCAATCACCTTGTGCTCATCTTTTTGATTCTGTGCTTCCATCGCGATCAGATTTCTGACGGCCGTTTGCTCGGCCCGATCGTCACCGCAATTCAATCCACGCTTGATCGCTGCGAGTGCATCAGTTTTCAGATCGTCGGTTAGCCAGCGGTTTTTGATTGCTCGCTCAATCATCCGCATTTCCCCCCTGACCCCCATTCACGCCCCTCTGGCTTCGTCGGGTTTCCGGATTGTCCGATTTTCAGATTCCAAAACGCCGGACTGTGTGTGTTGAAAAACGGGGCTTCCTTCGT